AACTATGAATGATTTGTATTACCCTAAATCTATACAAGATTTCACAATGGCTAATTTAAGGCGTAATAGATTGCACCCAACACAAAAACCTGTATCATTAATGAAATATCTAATAAAAACATACACTAATGAAAATGAAACAGTATTAGATTTTACTATGGGTAGTGGCTCAACAGGTGTGGCTTGTGTAAACACAAATAGAAACTTTATTGGCATCGAAATGGATGACAAGTATTTTGAAATTGCAAAGCAGAGAATTAACAATGCGAATGCTTTATTGTTTTAAATTAAAGAATCAATATACGAGAGATAATATGGAAGAACAAGATAACAAACCAAAGAAGGTTGATGGTCGTAAGAACAACGGAGGTCATTCAACTAAAGGTAGGGCAGGCAGACCACCTAAAATAACAGAGAAGAAGCTACGGAACTTTGCAGTTAGTGCCATAAAAAAAGCCTACGGAAGCGAAGAGAAGATGTGGCTTGAGGTAGCGAAACAAGCAAAGGAGAGTTTCCCCCACATGAAGATGCTATTAGAATTTACGTATGGTAAACCTAAAGAACAGAAAGAAGTGAATGTTAAGACAGATATAAACATTCCAATAGTAAACTTCCTTGAAGAACGCACAATAGATATAACCCCTGAAGAAGATACAGATGAGCCAAGTACAACTGAACCCGAAGTATAAGTCATTATATAATAGCGATGCAAGATACCACGTTGTAACAGGAGGTCGAGGGTCTGGTAAGTCTTTTGGGATAAACGTATTCTTACTCCACCTAACCTATGAGAAAGGGCATAAGATTCTCTTTACTCGTTACACTATGACTTCAGCATCTATGTCTATTATTCCTGAATTTTTAGAGAAGATAGATTTGATGGGGGTTGCAGAACACTTCGAGGTTACTAAAGCAGAAATTACAAATAAGCTCACAGGAAGCTCTATTATCTTTAGTGGGGTGAAGACATCAAGTGGAGACCAAACTGCGAAACTGAAGTCTATAAACGCCGTTACAACGTTTGTTTTAGATGAGGCAGAAGAACTTACTGATGAGGAGGTCTTTGATAAGATTGACTTCTCCGTTAGAGCAAGGGGTGTTAAGAATAGATGTATTGTTATATTGAACCCTACGACAAAAGAGCATTGGATATACCAAAGGTTCTTTCAGAATAGAGGAGTTCCTGATGGACATAATGGAGATGCTGAATCTATAAACTATATCCATACAACATACCTTGACAATATCGAGAACCTATCAGATTCATTTGTATTAGGTTTAAATGATATGAAGAAGAATAGACCTGAAAAGTTTCGCCACCAGATAATGGGAGGTTGGTTAGACAGAGCAGAAGGTGTTGTGTTTACTAATTGGTCGTTAGGAGATTTCCCTAAAGATATGGATACTATTTTTGGGCAAGACTTTGGATTTAGTGTTGACCCTTCAGCATTGGTAGAGGTTGCCATAGATAAGAAACTAAAGAAGATGTGGGTTAAGCTCCATTTCTACAAAGCAGGTATGGCTACTTCGCAACTATATGAGATGAACAGAAGATACGCAGGTAAGAATCTTATTGTATGTGATAACTCCGAGCCAAGACTATTGTCAGAGTTTAAGATGAAAGGATTAAACGTTACTCCTACAATCAAAAAGAAAGGTAGTATCTTGACAGGTGTTGCGATGATGCAAGACTATCACATTGTTGTAGATAGGAATTCAATAGACCTTATAAAAGAGTTTAATAACTACTCTTGGAAGATGAAAGGTTCTGTTCCTGCTGATAAATGGAATCACGGAATAGATGCGTTGCGTTATGCTTGTGAGTATCTGTTGATGAGGTCAGTTCCAAAAGGAATGTACATTGTCAAGTAGAGCGACAATTCAATAGGGTGGTTTAACAATTCAATACCCCTCTTATAAGATAAATACCCCTTCGATTTCTCGTTGGGGTATTTTGCATACAAATTAGAAAAACCATTTGATGATGCATCACTAACACCAAACTTGATACAAAGTAATTATAGATTGTCGTTTATGTCAATTAACATTTGTTTATAGATGATGAAAAGTTTTGGTAGTTTGAAAATAAGTTATATATTTGTTTCAGATAACAATCAAAAACAACTATTATGGAAAACAAAAGACAAACAATTTTAAAGGCAATCAAGACTGGTAAATTCTTTACAATTAAGTTTATCAAGAAGAATGGAGAATTAAGAGAGTTAAATGGAAGGCTTGGCGTAAAGAAGCATCTCAAAGGTGGAGAATTGGGTTATGACCCTGTTACATTTAACTATATTATTGTGTTTGATGTTGTGGCTAAAGGTTATAGAACTGTGAATGTTGATACAGTTACAGAATTAATTTGCAATAAAAATGAAATAAATTTTGCCAGTTAAAAAAATAGTATTACATTTGAACCAAGTTTAACACTAAAAGCAATTATTATGAGAGAATCAGTAGATTATGGCAACCCTGCCTACGATGACAATTACGAACACGAATGCCCTATGTGTGGGAAAGATGTAGAAGAAGAAGGAGATTATTGTTCAAGTTCATGTTGGAGAGCAGATTTTAGATAACAATTAAAAACAAATATTATGAATGAATGTAATTTATGTGGGTACAATAACCCAAAAGACAATTTTATTTGCGAGGCAGAAGATTGTGGAGCGCCTTTAGATTTAGAGATAACTACAAACGATTGGGGATTACCCGAAATAAACTAAAAACAACTATTATGACAGAATTAGAAGCAATTAAAAAAGAAAAAGAAGCAATTGACTACTTGGAAAGTAGAGGGTATGGAGTTAGTAATTTATGGCACATTGATGATGTAAAGTCATTCGATAAGAGTGTAACGACAGAAGATGCCAAAACGATATTAAAAAATGCTCTTTCAAACGAACCTGTTTTAGATGATATTTCTTTATTAATCATAGAAGAAGTTGAACTTATGAACTATAACAAACAATAATTATGACAGAAGTAAAATTAACATCGGAGGAGTACCAGAAGCTATATTCAGTTTATGTTTGTGCCTCAAATTTAGTCAATCATAAAAATGAATTTGAGTTAGAAGAGATAAACGAATGGCATATAGAAACCAAGCGATACGGATTAGAACAAGCAGTTAAAAACTTTAAAGAAATTATATAATGAACTACACAGAAGAACAAAAAGAAGCGATGTACATTGAGTATTTCAACAACTACCTCACAGTAGATTTATTTGCAGAGCATCATCAGATAGAAACCCAAGAAGCAAGACAGTTGCTATCAGAAGGTAGATTAACACACATACAAAAATACAAATAAGATGGCAAATATAAAGAAATACGCAGATTTAAAAGTAATCACAGAAGAAGAGTTGGAAGAAAAGGGAATGCCCAAAGATTTTTGGAATTATACAGTTAATCCAATCACAGGTTTCTCAACCCATAGAACGAGATACGATATAAGAGATGAAAGAGCGTCGGAGATGCAGAAATATGGTGGGAATAACAACTACACCAGCACAAGGGTTAACGGAACAATCAGCAGAGTTCCTGTGATAAATTAGCAATCTAATAGGGGGTACGCAATTCAATAGGGGGTAACATTAATTTGTTGCTCCTTTTTTTGTTGGCAAAAGTTTGACAATTCAATAGGAGGTAAACAATTCAAAAGGGGGTAGCAATCTAATAGGGGGTACAATTCAATAGGGGGTAGGGTTGATTTTGGTACGTGGTAACCGATTGGTATCCAATACCTTGAAAAAAAATATTTTTACGATATAAACAAATGTTAACGATAATATAGTTTTTTTTGTCGTATGTTTGTACCATAATCAAAAACAAAAATTATGAATAAAATATACCACGTTGAAAAGCACAATGAATTTACAAAAGAGATAAAAGAGGCTTTTGGAGATTTAGACAACGGCTTTGAAATAGCTAATAATCTAGAAAAAATTGGATTTATGGTTATAGACATAGATATGTCGGGTTATTTTGAAGAATTTACAAAAGTAAAATAAACCTTGCCAATTAAAAAAAAAGGTGTATATTGCACCGAGTTTAACAAACAAATAAAAACTACTATTATGACAAATAATAATCAAAAAGCAAATAAAATGAAAATACCACTAATTACATTTTTTGCAGCATTAACAATTTACTTATTAACTACACAAATATTTTAAATTATGACAAAAACAACTTATAACAAACTAGAAACGGGATTGACTTGTAAAATCGACAAAAACGGACGTATCCACGTTTATAAGACAAAAGAAGAGCCGAAAAAAGTATCTACAAAAGAAACCTTATTTTTTGCCTTATTTTTACTAATAGCTATTACAATACTAATTTTTTAAACTTACTACAATGAAACAATTTAACAAATATGAGTTTTTAACAGAATTACGCGAAGATTTAATTTCTGAATGTGCTAACCTTTACTCACTTGACGTTGATGAAAATGAAATTGAAGATACTTTGAATGAGTTTATACATTGTTTTATTGACAACAAATGTATATATTATGCAAATTGTTGGGCAATATGTTACGAACTTGCAAGTAATGACTTTGAAATTGAACAAACAGGTGAAAAGGCAAAAAATATAACTGAATTAGCCTATTGGGCTTTATACGATTTGAGTTATTCGATAGATATTGATTTGCTTATTGAGTCCGTGAAACCAACAAAACAAACTACTAATAAATAAAACTTACTACAATGAAAAAAGAAAATATAAAATTTTACATTCCTTTTGAAGGCTTTTATAACTCTATATATGATTCGATAATTGATAGTATTTTACAAGACGAACTTTCTGAAGGCTATATGACTGAAAAGCAAGTAGAAAATATAAACTACACTAACTTACATTTAGAACTTTCAAACCATATATTTGACTGTATTTTAGAGTTGTTTAATGATGAATTTGAATTGTTTAAAGACAATGACTATATTACTTTTGAAGGACTTTTAAGCCCAAAATACTACAATTATACCACTGACAAAATTAAGGCTATTGTAAGCCCCGAAATTTACCTAACAATATTGAATAAATTTGAAAATAATAATACGTTTGTAAATTACGTAAACGAAAATAGTAAAAGTAGAGACGGATTTTCCTCGTTTTATGAAGGTATAAGCGAAGTAAAAAAAGAAAGTAGTATATTTTTAGAATACGTATTTCAATGGTTTGTATTATCTGAATTTAGAGATAAAGTTATTGAAAATACTACAGAAAATATCCACGAAATAATATATAGTAATATTTAAAATAATATAACAATGAATACAATGACAAGAATACGACGTTTTGAGATATTAGAAAAATGCAAAGTTTGGCAAAATGAATTTCCAAATATGAGCTACAAAGATTGTTTCTTTGCTTTATACGATGATAGGGATATAAACGGAAAAGAACTCGAATACCTTATCGATTGGATGACACTTTAAACAATAACTAAAAACAATATAACAATGAATACAAAATACAAATTAACCCACACAATCAACGGCAAAACAAAAGTACATATTCAAATATTAAATTACAATGATTTGAATAAAGCATATAAGTACTTTAAAAATACTTTTGGCAATACTACATTCAATTCGTTGCAAATAGTAAATTAATCTTTTAACTTTATTTATTAAAATTAGACCGCTTTTATAGGCGGTTTTTTTTGTTTATTAAATTATTGTTTTATTTGGGTTTCAATTTGTTATGTTTAATTAAGGGGTTAAAAGGTACGTCCGTTTCTTCCTACCCCCAAATATCCAATTTAAGCACCTTTTTAGCCGTTTTAAGCGACTTTCTCCTGGTTTCTATACCAATATACCACCTGGAAAATTTAGAGGCTTTAAATAGCCTTATTTCTATTACCACCTATCGACCTCAAATAAGCCGTTTTAAGAGACTTTCTTTTTTATTCTATATCAACATACCACTTAAGTGGTGAAAAGGCGTGTAGTATGCCTTAAAATACGTTAAAAGGGGGTACTCTGCCGTGGGTCAAGGCGTGTTCTCTTATATACCCCCATTCTCTACACAAGTTACTTTCCAACTGACAATCTAATAGGGTGGGTAAATGGCTCTTCAATTCAATAGTCTATGTGGAGTATTTTATATTGCCCTAACCAAGGAAATGACCTCAACTCTATTTCCCCTATGTATCATGATACATACTCCTCATGATATATACTTAACCAATATACTGTATATTTATATTAGTGTATCATATAGAATACTCCTCATGATATATAACACTATGTATCATGATATACTATGTATCATAATATATTATATATAGTAAGTGACAAAAAGTACAGGTGGAGATATACGAGGTACACTTCGGTATTTTTATATTACTTAATCAGAAAATAGTTATTTATGGCAGCAGTAAAGTTAGAATTATCAGTTCCCTCATCATTAGACTCAATAGAGCTTCATCAGTATCAAAAATATATGAGTGTTGTAGAGGCGAATGAAGATGTGGATAGTGCTGGAGATTTCTTGAATATGAAGTTGGTTGAGATATTTTGCAATGTGTCGTTAAAAGATGTTTCATCGATAGGGTTATCTGACTTCAACAAAATAACAAGTATAATAGACAAGGCTTTTAAAGAGTCAACTCCTTTAATCAGGCAATTTGAATTAGGAGGTATAGAGTTTGGTTTTGTGCCAAACCTTGACAAAATATCTATCGGAGAATACATCGACATCGAAGCCAATATATTTGATTGGAAAAATGCCCATAGAGCAATGGCGACAGTATTTAGACCGATAACTAAAAAGTATAAAGAAAAGTATCAGATAGAAGAATACAAGGGTAGCGATATTTATTCAGAGGCACTAAAATATATGCCATTAAATGTTGCGTTAGGTGCTATGGTTTTTTTTTGTCGTTTAGGGACAGATTTATTGAGTCATATCCTGAAATATTCGGACAAGGAGGGAGTGGAGAAGATTATTCAGCACCAGCCTCTTTTGGGAGAAAATGGGGATGGTATCAATCAATTCATAGACTCGCTGGAGGAGAAGCTCTTAATATTGACAAAGCAACTAAAATACCTGCACACGAAGCAATAACGTTTCTAATATTCGAGAAAGAGAAAAGTGATTTAGAAGCAAAACTAATAAAAGATAAATTCAAATAGAATGACAAGTTTTTACGATGTAATCAAATCAATCAAAACCTATTTACAGGGCAATAACTCCGTATCTACGGTAACATTTGGCGACCTATTGGAAGTTGATTTAAACAAGCAAACAATATTCCCACTTTCCCACCTGACAGTACGAGATGTATCTTTCTCTGACCATACAATGACATTCACAGTTAATGTTATGGCACTTGACATAGTGGAAGAGACTAAAGAGAATAACAAGGAGCAAGTAGAGCCTTTTTATGGCAATAACAACAAGCAAGATGTACTGAATACTCAACTGATGGTTTTAAACGGATTACAGTCCTCTTTAAGACGTGGAGGTTTGTTTCAGCAAGACTTCATAGTAGATAACAATTTAACTGCATCTCTTGTAGAGGAAAGGTTTGAGAATTTGCTTACAGGTTGGGAAATGGATATTACAGTGGAAGTGCCTAACAATTCAATAAGTGATATTAACGCTAACGGAGAAGGTTGTCTATAAGATATGGCACAAGGTCTAACTGACATAAAATTAAAGAACACAGAGGCTTTCTTAAAGGCTTATATGGAGAGATTGGAAACATTAGCCAAGATTGAAGTAGGGAGAAATAGACAGAGAACTTATCCATCAGGCAGAAAGGTAAACTCCCCACTAAACTCATCAGGTAGTTTAAGAGACTCGATAGAAAGCAAAAAACAAGAAGTAAGTAACGCTCTTATGGCTTTTGGATTAATGGGGAATGATTACGCATTAGACATAAATTCAGGCACACCTAAAAGCAAAGCTCCTTCTCGAGCTAAATTAGTAAATTGGATAAAGACAAAACCTGTTCAGCTACGAGATAAGAAAGGGAAGATAATAAAGAGAACAGAAGGCAGTATAAAAGCTATCGCAAAATTAATGCAGTCCTCTCAAAAGATACATGGTATAGCACCAGTACCTTTCTTGGAAGAAGCAGCAAAAGACAGTATGAAACATCTAAACGGAATAGGTTTGGAGATAGCTTACGATATAGCAGATAATGTAGAACAATTCTTAATAAATATAGGATACGAAGAAGTAAACGGAGAATTTAAACTAAAAGAAAAGAAATAATGAGTAAAATAAACGTAAGAAGCCCATATATAATATATGATAATTCCACATTCAATAGTGCTAAATTAGAAAGTGCTACGTTGTATTTGTGGATATACACAGGAAATTCATCTGCGACTATCCCTACGACAAGTACATACTCACTTTTCTCAACCGCTATTGATGGAGAGGTTACTTTTGAAATATCAGAGTTAGTAAGAGATTATGTAGAGAATAATTTTGATGGAAATTACGACTCGAATATTGTATGGGTTAATTGGGGTATATCTAAATTATATGTTGGAAGTACAACACCTCTTCCATTTAACCAACAAACTTTAGCAGCTTTTGACGGATACGGATACTTTGAAGAAGGCACAAACCCACAAAACGACTCGATTGTATTGCAGTCTAATGATTTTATATACACAAATGATTTTGCAAATATTAACATTCCTATCCACGTAACAGACAACACAACAGTTACGTATTTCAAAGATGGAGAATCTATATTTACTAAAACACTCACTGCCTCTACTGATTCTGCCGACCAAGTTCAATATGTATCTAATTCATCGTTAGATGCAGATGTATTCTATAACAGAGTTATTGACGATGGTGGTACGATAGAAGCATTTAGTTGTGTTAGAAATATTGCAAATGGAGTTTATGCAGAATATGATGCTGACAAAATATACATCGACAATGGAGAAGTTGTAGATGTTATTAACGTAGAAGAGATAGAAGAGTGTAAGTATAACCCTTACAAGATAACATTTGTTAATAAATACGGATCTTTGCAAGATATTTGGTTCTTCAAGAAGTCTAACCTATCAATGAAGACTAAACAAGAGAATTACAAGGCTAATATCGTTTCAGCAGGTTCTTATTCAGTAAACGAAAGACAAAACTACATATTCAATAAAACAGGCACAGAAACCCTTAAATTAAACACAGGTTTCTATCCTGAATCTTACAATGAGGTTTTTAGGCAACTATCCTTATCTGAAGAAGTGTGGATTGGTTACGAAAACAAGACACTCCCTATAAATATTGTATCGAGTAACTTAAACTACAAGACAAGTAGAAATGATAAGTTGATAAACTACACGATTGATGTAGAATTTTCTAATGACAAGATAAACAATATCCGATAAATGCAGGACGTACAGTTATACATAGAGAATCAAAGATTAGACTTGTTTAAAGACGAAACTATATCTTTGACTCAAACGATAAAAAACATTAAAGACATATCCAAGATACAGACTGATTTCAGTCAGAAATTCACTGTACCTGCAAGTAAGAGTAATAATAAGATATTTAAGCACTACTACAATAGTTCTGTGGGCAATGGCTTTGATGCAAGACTACTTAAAAGCTCTACCATAAAACTAAATGGAGTTGATTTTAAAGAAGGCAAAATGAGGCTTCTTGGTGTCAAGATGAAAGACAATAAACCTTATGCTTACAATGTTGGTTTTGTAGGGAATACTGTGTCTTTGAAAGATATGTTCTCTGATGATGAAATTAGTGAGCTACCTTATTTAGATGTGTTTAATCACAATTATAGTTACGCCAATATACTTCAGTATATGCAAACAGGGTATAACTTCACAGGTTCAGGTAATTCAAGTGCCGACCATCCCGATATGATGTACCCATTTATAAGTGCAGATAGTAGGTATTATTACGATTCAGGACAACACTCAAACCACGATGAGATAGAAGGTGTTAGAAATATATATAATCACGAAGGAAATGTAATAAATAGCCATTCAGACTACCACTCATTGAGTATGTATGATTTTAAACCTGCTATAAAGGTTTACTACGTTTTAAAGGCAATAGAGCAAAAGTATGGGTTTACTTTTTCAACAGACTTCTTTGGGTATCAAGCTCAAGGCGAATATATAGGTTCAGAGGTATTTGAGAAACTGTATATGTGGTGCAACAGGGAGTCAGGCTCTTTGGTTGATTTGATAGACGAAACGTCAGGAGAAGTAAAGTTTGAGGATTTAACGAAGGCATCAGGAACTGAAGTAAGAGAGGATAACAACACCTCTTTTGAACTGTTCAAAAGCAGTCCTTCAGGAGGTAGGTTTACTTACAAAAAATTAAGGTATCAAGCTACTATTAGTGTAGTTGGTACAGGATCATACGACTTTGAGTTGTATGATGTAGAAACAAATGAGATTTATGCAGAAGTAATAAACCAAACAGGAAGTTTGACCTTTGACGTTACTCTTTCTGCCTTGAGTAATCAATCTAAAATAGTAAAGCCCTCTGTTAAGCTTAAAACAAAAGCAGGTATTACTTCCTTCTCTTTAGGCGGAGTAACACTTTCTAAAGTAGAAAGACTTACGTTACAGGACACCTCTGATACAATTACATCAGGTTCTTATTATGGCTCTACTGTTAGTTTGGGTAATGGCATTGATTTCAGAAACAAGATGTTGCCTAAAATAAAGGTTTTAGACTTTATGAAAGGTTTGTTCAATATGTTTAATCTTGTTGCTTACTTCGAGGATAACGTATTAGTTGTAAAGACACTTGACGACTATTACCTAACCTCAAGTCATAACGAATACAACATAGACAAGTATGTGGATTCTTCTACATCTCAAGTAAATCGCTCTGATATTTATAGTGAGATAAACTACGAGTTTGAGGAGCCTAAAACTATATTCGTACTAAAGAGTAACGAAGCAACAGGAGATGAATACGGAAACGAAAGATTCAAGTCAGAGGGAGACAATGCTTTTGACGGAGGTAAGTATGATGTAAAGGTAAAGTTTGGGAACATGATATATGAGGACTTGATTGACCTTGACGACAATTCAAGTAGTGGTATATTATGGAGCTATTCGGTAGATAAAGACGAGAATCCTACTGTACAAGCCCCTACATTATTCTTTAATGAAAAGACAACTCTACCTGATGACATATACTTCACAGATAAACCATTTGGAGAAACAGGGAGTCAATACACTATAAATGAGATGAGTTTACTTCAAACACCTCGTAGCTACTACGCAATAACAGAATTAGTAAATGGAAGTCCTGTAACTACTCCTTACTCTATAAATTTCGGTAGTGAGTATGCTGCATTCGGGAATTTTGTTATAGATAACGGATTATTCAGAGAATACCACGAAAACTTTATACAAAACATATATGCTCAAAACGCAAGAATCGTAAAAATATCAGCACACTTGCCATTAAGTATATTACTTAAATACGAGCTTAACGATAGGTTTGTTATAAGAGGACAAAAGTACCTTATAAATAGTGCCAAGACTAACTTACAAACAGGCAAGACAGACCTTGAGCTACTAACAGATAACTACATAGAAGAATGATAAAAAGTATATTAGAATTACTGGCTTCTAACGAATTCTACGGAGGTACAGAAACGATAGAGATAGCTAAAGGAAAGTACGAGCTAAAGGAAGGTGTAACACAAGCATATAAACAAGGAAAACGAGCAGGATATGGCACAGAATGAAAAAGTAATAATTAGTGTTGAATTAAGGGACAAAGGCGTAAAGTCAGGTACTGCTAAAGCAAAGAAAGGCATTGATGACGTATCTGCTTCTACTAAAAAACTTAATAAAGCTACTAAAGAATTAGAGTTTCAACAGAGTAAAGAAGCAAAGCAACTTGCTGAAATACAAATAAAAACTCAATTAGCTGCGAAAGCCAACAAAGAATTAGCTTTATCAACTATCAACGCTACCAAAGCTACAAAAGAAGGTAAAACTCAAACAGGTCTTAATAACGCTATTCTTGTTGAGGCAGGTAGAGCTGCATCTGATTTCCAGTATGGTATGCAGGGTATGGCGAATAACATCGGTCAATTAACCACTCTTATGGGGCAGCATATACAGACTCAAGGAGGGTTTGTTGCTTCTATGGGGGAATTGCTAAAAAGTATATGGGGTATTCAAGGTATCTTGATAGGGGTACAGTTATTTATATCCTTTTTGCCTCAATTAGAAAAGAAGTTCAAATCTGCTTCAGCTAAAGCGAAAGAATTGAATGATGAAATTGCTAAATTAAAAGACGAGGTTTTTGCAGCTCAAGCCGTTTCAGAAAATTATGTTAAAGCAATAGAAGATGTCAATACAAGTGAGGAAGACAGAAAGGCTATCATTTCAGAATTAATAGAATTAACACCTACTTTAAAAGAAGAGGATTTTGAATATGGAAAGAATCTTGATGAAGTTAGAGAGAAAATAAAGCTTTATTCTCTTTCTCAAGCGAATAGGATAGAAATAGATAAACTTGTTCAAGCTAATTCAGCAGAATTATCAAAGCTCAACAGAATACAATCAATAAAAGAAATAAAAGACGAAAAAGAAAGAGTTAAGCAAATGAGAGCTTTCTTGAAAGAAGAAGTAGATGGATGGAAAGAGAGAACTCAAGAAGTTCGTACAGGGGCAGGTATGGCGGCAACTGTAGCCGTCTCAACTACTATAAAGACTAATAAAGAAGTAATGAATGATTACCGAAGGGAATCAGAGAAAATAACTTCAGAGACATCAAGTCTTTTAGAAAGAATAAACAACCTAACTGTTGGTCTTATATCAGGAGATGGAGGAGCAGGCGACCCTGCATCTAAAGTATTTAAAGCTAAATTACTTTCATTCTTAAACGAGATTCAAGAAGCAAGAGAAATTGTTAATTCTGCTGAAATACAGACAGAAAGAGAGGCTTTAGAATCTAAACAAGATTTAAGGAGAGAAGAGTTAGACCAAGAATTTATTTTATTTAAGAAAAAAGAAGAGATAAGACTCGCCACTTTCTTGAAGAATAAGAAACTAACTAAAGAAGAAAGGGAAGACGCTAAAACTACTTATGGTAAAAACATTGCTTTAGCGACAAAAGAATACAACGATACATTAGCTATTTTGAAATTAGCTGAAGAAGCAGAAAGCCAGTTACTCACAAGAAAAGAAGGAGAGAGAGGATTAGCTTTAGATAACAAGCGTATAATATTCGACAGAGAAATAGAGCTTTTAAGAAATAAGATAGACAGAACAAAAGCATTAGTAGATGAAGCTGAAGATGGTTCTATAAGAGGACTTATAGCGCCTACAACAAGAGAAGACCTCGAAGAAGATGCTTCTATACTCGAAGGCAGGATAGCGTTAATGGATGTGCAGTTAGCTAAAGAGATTGAAGACGAAGAAATAAGAATGAATCTTCAGAGGGAAAGGACTCAACTTGAGCTTGAACTATCTAAAACTAGACTTAATATAGCGACCTTGGAGCAACAAGGAAAAGACAGATTATTGAAAGATTATATTAGCTTGATAAATAGTGCATCTGCTTTCGCTAAAAAAGGAACTGTAGTACAGAAGGCTTTAGCTATATCCTCAACAACTGTTTCTACTTGGTCGGCAGCACAAAAAGCATATGAAAGTCAGATGACTGCAACACCAGACTCTCCAATTAGAGCAAAGATAGCTTATGCAGCAGCAGTAGCAAAAGGTTTAGTTAGTGTTAAAAACATAATTAACGAAAAGAAGCCTGATGGAAGTACTGGAGGTGGAACTGCTCAAACAGTCCAAGCTCCTGACTTCAATATAATAGGTAGCACAGGAACTAATCAATTAGCAGATGCTATTGGAGGTACGACTCAACAACCTATAAAAGCATATGTAGTATCAAGTGAGGTTACATCAGCACAAGAATTAGATAGAAATATAATAGATTCAGCAAGTTTATAATTTAAAATAACAAGATATGAGAGTAATAGAGTTAATCATTGATGAAGAACAAATGTTTTCAGGAATAGAAGCTATTTCGATAGTAGATAAACCTGCAATACAAGAGAATTTCATAGCACTATCTAAACAAGACAAGGTACAACTTGCTGACGTAGATACAGACAAGAGAATCCTTATGGGTGCTGCATTAATACCTAATAAGAATATCTATCGTCAAGATAGCGAAGAAGAGGAAGGATACTATATTTATTTCTCGGAAGAAACAGTAAAGAAGGCTTCTGAATTGTTTTTGATAGAAGGAAACCAAAATAAATCTACTTTAGAGCATCAAGCAGAGTTGAGTGGGTTATCTGTTGTCGAGTCTTGGATAGTAGAAGATGAAGTCCACGATAAATCACGTAAATACGGATTAGAGATGCCTGTTGGAACTTGGATGGTATCAATGAAGGTAAACAATGAAGAGGTTTGGAAAGACTACGTTAAAACAGGTGCAGTAAAAGGGTTTAGTATCGAAGGATACTTCTCTGAAGCAGTCAATTTAAGCGTGTCTGAAGAGGTAGAATTAAAGAGCTTTAGTGATTACCCTGATAGCGTAAAGAACAACGCTAAAAGAGCCTTAAAATGGGCTGAAGAGAATGGTTGGGGTTCTTGCGGAACAGGAGTTGGTAAGCAACGTGCCAATCAATTAGCTAATGGAGAACCAATCAGTTTATCGACTATCAAACGTATGTATTCTTATTTAAGTAGGCACAAACCTGATTTAGATTCAAGTAAATCCTATGAAGATGGGTGTGGTAAACTTATGTACGATGCTTGGGGAGGTAAGTCGGCTTTGAGTTGGGCAAAAACAAGAATATCAAGAGAAGAGAATATGTCAGAACTATCTGAAGAAGAAGCAGAGTTTGTATTAGGCAAATTAGGAGAATTGATACAAGATAAGTTAAACGAGTTAAATTCATAATATGGCACAATCAAGAAATAAGAAAAGCAAGAGCTTTATACCAAGTACTGCATCTCCAACCCACGGAAGAAGGGGGTGCCTATGTAAAAACGGAAGGACTTACTCAAGAAAATGTTGTGATGGGTCTGTGGAAGCACAAGGTATTGGTAAAATATAGCCTAAAAATCTAACAGTCAATAAAATTACAATTACTTACTTATAAACCTATTTAATAATCATTACTTATGGAAAGCAAAAAAGCAACATCTGTACTTTCAGACATTATGCAAAAGCTATCCTCTATTGGAAAACCTGAAGAAGTAAAAGAAGAGGTAGTAGAACTATCTGAAGAAGTTACGGAAGCAGAAGTTAAAGAAGAAGAAGTTGTTGAGGCAGCATCATCTGAAGCAACAGAAGAAGAGGTAGTATTAGCAGAAGAAGACGAAGTAGCAGAGGAAGAAGTAGCAGAAGAAGCTATCGAGGAAATCGTTGAAGAAGATTTAGACGAAGAAAAGTATATTTCAAGAGAAGAGTTTGAGAATACTATCGCAGAAATCAAAGCAATGTTCGCTCAAGCAACTGAAGCCTACGAACAAGAAAAAGTAGCAATGTCTGCACAAATCGAAGACTTGTCTAAAGCACCTGCATCAGAGCCTTTATCTCATAGCCCTGAAGCTGAATTATCAAATGAGAGAAAAGTGTTATTTAGCCAAAAAAGAGGTGGTAGCACAATGGATAGAGTTCTATCAAAAATGTATAGTAAATAATAATTTAAAATAAATATTTAAAAATGGCAACAACAACTTCAATCACTACTACTTACGCAGGAGAATTTGCAGGAGAATATATCTCTGCTGCTCTTTTAAGTGGTGTAACAATCGACAATGGTGGAATCACTGTTAAACCTAATGTAAAATTCAAAGAGGTAATCAAGAAAGTGGCTACTGACGGAATCGTAAAGGATGGTACTTGCGACTTCAACGACACTTCTACAATTACTTTGACTGAAAGAATTATCGAACCTGAAACTTTCCAAGTAAACCTTGAATTGTGTAAGGCTGATTTCAGAAGCGACTGGGATGCAATCCAAATGGGATACTCTGCATTCGATAACCTTCCTTCTTCTTTCGCTGACTTCTTGATTTCTCACGCTCAAGCTAAAGTTGCTCAAAAAATCGAGCAAAACATCTGGGGTGGTGTAAATGCTACTGAAGGAGAATTTGACGGAATCGTAACATTGGCAACTGCTGATGCTGACGTAATTGACGTAGTAGGAACTTCTATTACTGCTGCAAACGTAATTGATGAGCTTGGAAAAGTAGTAGATGCTATTCCTTCTGCATTGTATGGGTCTGAAGACTTGAACTTGTACGTAGCTCAAAATGTATATCGTGCTTATGTACGTGCTTTAGGTGGCTTTGCTGCTAACGGAGTAGGTGCTAATGGTGTTGGTGGACAAGGAACTAACCAAGCTCTTGGAAACTTGATGTTTGACGGAGTAAATGTATTCGTAGCAAACGGATTATCTAACAACTACATCGTAGCTGCTGAAAAATCTAACTTGTACTTTGGAACAGGAATCTTGAACGATACCAACGAAGTTAAAGTATTGGATATGGCGGATTTGGACGGAAGTCAAAATGTTCGTGTAATTCTCCGTTTCACTGCTTCTGTACAATACGGAATCGGTTCTGACATCGTACTTTACACTCCTGCATAATTAACTGAATAACTAATTTACTAAAAGGGGTGGGTTCTTGCCTATCCCTTTTTTATTAACCTAAAAAAAATATAATATTATGGCTTGTACATTTATCTCTGATGGTAGAGCATTGAACTGTAAAGACTCTGTTGGAGGACTTAAAGCGGTTTATTTCGCTGCATTTGACGAGGGAACAGATATTGGATGGGTAAAAGACGCATCTGATGATACTATTGACGACATTACCACTGCTGGTACTGTTTACAAATACGACCTTAAAGGAAACTCGACTTTCGAGCAAACTATTAACGCTTCAAGAGAGAACGGAACTGTTTTCTACGAACAAGCATTGAACTTGACTTTGCCTAAATTATCAGCAGTAGATAATAAAGCAGTTAAACTTCTTGCTTCTGCAAACCCACAAGTAATTGTTGAGGACTACAACGGAAATCTTTTCTTGGTAGGGAGACAACACGGAGCTGATGTTTCAGGTGGTACTATCGTAACAGGTGGTGCTATGGGGGATATGAGTGGATACACACTTACATTTACAGGAATGGAGACTTCTCCTGCTGAATTTGTAGTGCCTACGACTATCGCTGCTGCTTCTTGGTCTTTCACAGGTGGAGATGTAACTATCGAGGCAGGTTCTTAATAATTAAGAATCTTAATAATCTAAAAGGGGCGACATTATGTTGCCCTTTTTTTATTGCAAACAAACCACTATTTTATTATTACTTAATTGTATGAAAATATTAACTACATCGTCAGTCCAAACTATAAAGTTTATACCAAGAGAATCAGCATCATCTGTTACTCTAACATTAATCAATAAGAATACAAGAACTCCGTTTACTGTAAGTGTAGGAGTTGTTAATTCAGATGGGTATATGAGTTTAACAGGGTCTTTTTCTTTAGTAGAAGGCACTAACTATTCTATGGAGGTAACTAATAGTTCAAACGATGTTATCTATAGAGATACGATATTTTGTACCGACCAAACAGACTATGAGAAGTTCGATGTTCATAAAGATGAGTATGTAACAGAAGATACTTTCGACAACGAATTTATAGTATTATAATATATAATTATGGCTAAACACAATGTAAATAAGTACAGAAATTATCAACCTGCTAAAAAGCAAGGAAAGGTTCACGTTGTAAACTTTTCATCTTACACAAGACCTGAAGTTGTAGAAGTACAAAATAAGGATTGGGTAGAGTATGGAGATGATAATGATTACTTCCAATACCTAATTGACAGATACAATGGTTCTCCTACGAACAATGCTGCGATTAATGGTATTGCAGATATGATTTATGGGAAAGGATTAGATGCAGTAGATGGGGATAGTAAACCTGAACAGTATGCAGAAATGAAGGCATTATTCTCAAAGAAGTGCCTAAAGAGTGTTTGTTACGATTACAAGATGATGGGGAATGCAGCATTCCAGGTTATCTATTCTAAAGATAGAAGTCGTATCGCACAAGTAGAGCATATTCCTGTACAAACATTAAGAGCTGAAAAGGCAGATGCCAAAGGTAAGATTAACGCTTACTACTACTCTAACGATTGGTCAGAAGTAAGTAATTCTAAAAAGAACGTAAAGAGAATACCAGCATTTGGTTGTTCTAACGAAAATATAGAGATAGTTTACATCAAACCTTACAAGGCAGGTTACTTCTACTATTCTCCTGTGGATTATCAAGGAGGTATTCAGTACGCTGAATTAGAGGAAGAGATTGCAAACTACCACATAAATAACATTCAGAATGGGTTAGCACCAAGTATGTTGATTAACTTTAACAATGGAGTGCCTACTGAAGAAGAAAGAAGTGCTATCGAACAAAGAATATACGACAAGTTTTCAGGGTCAAGTAACGCAGGGCGATTTATATTAGCCTTTAATGATTCCAAAGAGTTGTCGGCAAGTATAGAGCCTGTGCAATTAAGTGATGCCCACCAACAGTACCAATTCCTATCGGATGAGAGTATGAGAAAAGTTATGGTGTCCCATCGAATTGTATCTCCTATGCTTGTAGGTATAAAAGACTCTTCAGGTCTTGGAAATAATGCTGAAGAATTACAAACTGCATCTGTTCTTATGGACAACACAGTAATCAGACCTTTACAGGTAACTATCCTTGATGAGATAGAGGAGATTCTTGAATTTAATGGTATCGAATTAGACGTATATTTTAAGACGTTACAACCACTTGAATTTACTGATTTGACTAACGCTATCAGTGAAGCAGAGATAGAGAAGGAAACAGGCGTTAAAAAGGATTCTCAAGCAAGTGTAGAACAAGAAGTATCTACCGAACAAGAAGCTCCGACAGAAGAAGAACCAACATCTCAAACAGAATAAGATATGGCAAAAGCACTATTTATAAAGAAAGCCGACTTGGTAAAGAATACTGCGATAAGTGGTAATGTAGATACGGATAAGTTCATTCAATTTATTAGATTGGCACAAGAAATCCATATCCAAAATTATTTAGGCACAGACTTATACGATAAGATTAGTAACGATATTATCGCAAGTAATTTAACAGGAAACTATTTAGACTTGGTAAACAACTTTATTCAGCCTATGTTGATTCATTTCTCTATGGCAGAGTATTTACCATTTGCATCTTATACTATTGCAAACGGAGGTGTTTATAGAAGCGAGGTATCTAATGGTTCTACGATAAGTAAAGAAGAGGTAGATTTCTTGGTTCAGAAAGAGAGAGATTACGCTAACTACTATACTAACAGATTTATCGACTATATGGAGAGTAATGCCTCTACGTTGTTCCCTGAATATTATAGCAACACAAACGAAGATATTAGTCCTGATAAAGACACAATATTTCACGGATGGAATTTAGGATAAAGAAACAATATAAACCAAAAGAAGACAATAAGGAAAAACTTAAAGTGTTCTTGAAAAAGATAGAAAATGGCAAATTCAATAGATTGGGGAATAGCAAACTTTGACTCTGAATGGGGGCAAGGAACATCGTTAACAGGTTGGGGTAACGCATACGCTGACAAGGTA